AATATCCCAACCATCAAAACCACCCATCACACAGAATGTGAATTTTCTTGCACCGATTGTATCTAATTTACCTTTACTTACACCTTCTAAATCATAAGGAGTACAATCAAATTCTTTACCTGTAATAGTGTTACCTGTGATATTAGCAGCATTTACTGATAAGTGGAAACCCGGAGTGTTTTTATTTGGTGTAACACCTTTGAATTTCAATAAATCTTTATCGAAACCACCTTTAGATGAAATACCTAAAGATACTTTTCTAATTTTATCACCAGATTCAACAGTACCATTTGCATAATATGAATTGTAATCAACTATATCACCAGCATCATAATACTGTGTTTTATATACTAAACCACCTAGGGTTGTTCCGCTTAATGTATCAGTAACAAAACCTCTAAAACCAGCAGGAATAGCATCAACTGGATGGTCTTGAACTAATACTAATGAAACATATTTAGATCTTAATTCGTATTCACCATCAGATGTACCAATTTTTTTACCGATATAACCCGGCATATCTGGATTCATAGAGCATCTTGTAAATTTCTCTAATACTACCATATTATCATCGGTATCATTAAAATCACGAATTAATACATCAAATTCTGCATTATCTAAATCAATATTAGCAATAGTTAATTTAACTTCATAGTTTGCAGCATTACCATCTGAAATAGTTTGGAATTGGAATAAGTCAGCAACATTACCACCACGATATTCTGAAACTACCATAGGTGAAATAGTTGTATCATATTCACTTACAAAATCATCACCAACAGAATGATAAACTTCATTTAAACTTAAACCTCTTATTAAACCTCTATCATATAAAGTTTTTACTAAATTAGGGTAAACTTCATCAACATATAGAGGATATTGATCCATATCTTTATCAAATGGTTCAACACCTAATACTTTTGTAATATATTTACTTGATGTAGTATCTAATGAGCATGTGTAATTTTTTGTTACACCGCTATTAGTTACTAAAGTCATTGTAAATTCTGTTAATGGATTAGATTCAACTGTTGTTGATTGAATTGTGAAACCTGTATTAGTTGTTAATTTTAAAGATAAATTATTACTAATATACTCACCTCTTGATCTTAAAGATGCAACAGTCACATTTTCATAATTATTAACAGTTGCACCAGTGTAATTAAATCTTGTAACACTAAACTGATTTAATAATGAAGAATATACAAATAAGAAAGAGTATAAACCACTTACTTCACCACCATTAGTAATAAAATAATTATTTGTCCAAGTATGACCTGTTACATCACCGATTGGCCCTGTTATTTTTGTACCAATTAAATTAGTTGTTGAACTACTTGGCACATAACCAATAGTGAACCAATCATTATTTGAATATGAACCTGCAACAATAACATCTGTTACTTTCTGTCCTGAAGAAGTTGTCTTATTTGATAAGAAACTATAAAATGTGCTACCAGTTACACCTGTTACAGTTGGTGTCATTGCACCACTTGTTTGTAATGGTGTTGATGTACTATCAAAAGTGATAGTACCTAAAGTTTTTATACCGAATGTTTTGAAAGGTTTAAAACCTGTTAAACCTAATACTCTTGTAACAAATAATTGATTTGCTTCTTGTAAATAAGATTTAGCAACATATGGTAATTCATATTTCGGATTACCATTACCATACTTTTCTGGTGAAGTTGTCCCAAAATAGTTTTTATATTCATCAAAACTTGTTATCAAAATTGGTTCAAAAGCTGGCCCTTTCAATGTTTCTCCAACTACCCCCAATGTTGTAACCCCAACACTTTGTGCTACAAATGTTAGATCCTTTTCTGAAGTATAGACACCGGGACTTACAAATATTCTATTTGAGTTTGCCATTTATATTAAAATTATTTTTTATCTTTTATTGCTTATTTTATAAATATCTAATTAATACTCAAAGATTATTTTTATTATAATATTTAGTTATCAATAAATATAAGTTATAGTTATCCTAGATCCAATTGTTGGTTGACTTGTTAATGTTATTTCGTGATCATTTGTTATATTATACCCAACACCTTCTTCATCAACAATACCATTTATCTCTAAATGTATAATACTATTTATTTTATTTTTAACTGTAAATTTATATTCACCACCATTATAATCAAATGATTCAGTATCTAAAAATAGTGGTTTACCATAAGCATCAATAAATGTATTTGTTCTACCAGCATAATAACAAATAACAACATCACTCTCATCATAAGGTGCTTCAATAAAACTTATTCTTGGTGTTAATGCTAAATGATAATAATCAACATCTTTTTGTTGTATTAAACCATTAACAGACACAAAAAATAAAAACCCTATATTTTCACCCACATTAAATATTTTTTGTTGACCATCACCTTTAAACGAAACTGTGGTGGTGTCTATTGTTTTATTTATAAATTTCTTTTCATAGTTTTTACCTGAAATAAATTCATTTAATAAGAAAAATCTATTAATTGCAGGTTTAACTTCAAATTCATCAGAATCTATAAGATAACCTAACATTGTCATATCATATGTTTGTAAATAAAATTTACGCCCATCAACAGTACTTAATGATGAATTATCTGTCACTTTATCTAAAATTATTGGTATATAATGACCTTTTATTGATGTATATGCTTGTCTTGAAGAGAATTTTTGTAAAACTGATTTATTTAATCTATTTAAATCTCTAAATTTTTGACAAACAATTATCATTTCAAAACTAATATCAACGGCAACAGGTTGTGGTATTTTGTAAATATCAGCACCCATTTGATTACCATCCCATCTTTTAACGCTACTATAATAAAATGATCTTCTATCTGGTATTGTTCTTTGTACAATTGGGTTTGTTCCGGGTTGTACATCTGGTTTTCTCACAATAGCAATAAATGGTAATTTCATATTCCCATCTTCATCACTAAAATTCCAATTTTCACTAATTTCTGCCCACCGTTGAACTGTCAATATTTTTGATATAATAGGTATTTCAACACCATCAGATACGATTTTAAAATTTTCTTTAACAAATTGAAGAAAACCTCCATCTAAATCATCATGTAAAACTGAATCAGGTAAATGAACATCATTTTTGGTTATTCTTTCTAATAACTCTTCTCTTCTACCTGTTAATTCTTTATTTGTATAAACTTGTATATTATTTTTTCTTTTAGGTAATGCCATATTATATACCTTTGAATTCATTTTCTTGTGTTGGTACACAAGTTATTGTTCTATATGATGCACGATAACCAAAATGAGTGTGCTTATTATCTGAAGTTACTTTACCATCATTAGTTACAGTATAATATCTGAATCTATTTTCACTTTCAGGATAAGCTATATAATCACCATATTTTATATCTATATTTAAATCATTTAAATGTTTAATATAAACTGACAATATTAAATTACCCGGCTCTAAATATCTTAAATTATTATTTGTATACTGATTGTTCTTAGGTTCTTCAATTCTAACTAAAGCATTAACTTCAATTGGTGGAAGGTATTTAATTTCGTTAGTACTCGCTTCACCATATATATCATCAGTATTTGATGTTATTCTATCAACACGATATAATATAACAGTCATATTTAAATCACCATGCAAATATTCTTGACCTAATTTAATATGTAAATCAAAATCATCTTCAGAAAAAAATTTAGATAACCTTGTGATTGGTAATTTATTATTCATAATAATAAATAGTTTAAATTTTTTATTATATATTAAAATTATTTATATATATTTGTATGTTATTTAATTATGGAAAACAAAATACCAGAAATTGAGGCTAAAAATATTTTATTAGAATATGATGGTTCTAACAATCAAATAATTGATTGGAAAAATAAATTGATTAATAATAAAACATTTAAATTAACTAGGACACAATGTGATTATATTATTAAGTATAAAGATGTTATACCTAAAATAGCTAAAAAATATATTAATATTATAGATAGTTTTGCTGATAAACTAATGGAAGATAGATTATTAGTTAAACCACCTGAAAAAATATGGTGTGAAAAATTATTATGTGAAACAGATAAAGCATATCATATTTGGGGTAGATTATTTGATACAGAACAATTATATGCTTTATGGTTACCTAAATCTGCAATTGTTCAAGAAGAAAAAAAATTAAATAGAGAAATTGATTATTCTAAATATAGTGATAGGCCACCTATGCAACATCAAAAAGTTGCAATTGAAAAACTATTAGCAAATAATAAATTTATATTAGCAGATGATCAAGGTGTAGGTAAAACAACATCTGCTGTTATTGCATCATTAGAAAGTGGTGCAAAAAAAATATTAATAGTTTGTCCGGCATCACTTAAAATTAATTGGAAACGAGAAATTGAGAATTATACAGATAGAAGAATTTTAGTGGTTGAAGGTAGAAAATGGGGTAGTACTTTCGATTACTATATAATTAATTATGATATATTAAAAAACTTCCATTCTATGGAAGATGAGAATGAAGAAGCTAAATTATTAAAAAATGCTGGATTTGATTTAGCAATAATTGATGAAAGTCATCAAATCTCTAATGTGACCGCACAGCGTACTAGGTTACTTAATGATATATTAGAAGGTATCCCTAAAGTTTGGTTATTAACTGGTACACCTATAACATCAAGACCTATTAATTATTATAACTTATTGAAAATTGTTGAATCACCAATTACTTTAAATTGGCAATTCTATGTTAGACGATATTGTGCTGGCTATCAATTTAAAGTAGGTAATAGAAAAGTGTGGAATACTAATGGTGCATCTAATCTTGATGAGTTAAGAGAACGAACTAAAAATCTTGTATTAAGAAGGCTTAAAACAGATGTTTTAGATTTACCTGATAAAATCATTACACCAATATTTTTAGAGCTAAATAACACTTTCTATAATGAAGAATTAGATGATTTTATTCGTATTAGTAAAGAAAACAAAAATAAAGAAAGTATAACAATTACTCTTAATCGTTTAATGAGAGTTAGACAAATTTTATCACAAGAAAAAGTACCTTATACTTGTGAACTTATTGATAAATTTTTAGAACAAGATAAAAAAGTCATTGTTTTTACTAACTTTACATCTACATTAGATAGCATATATGAGAAATATAAAAAAATGGCTGTTGTTTTAGATGGTAGAATGTCAAAGGATAAAAGGCAAGAAAGTATTGATTCATTTCAAAATAACCCAAAAATAAAAGTATTCATAGGTAATATTAAAGCTGCTGGTGTTGGTATTACCCTAACTGCTGCCGAAGGTGTTGTTATGAATGACTTATCATTTGTACCTGCCGATCATAGCCAAGCAGAAGATAGATGTTATCGTTATGGTCAAAAAAATAGTGTCCTAGTATATTATCCAATTTTTGATAATACAATAGAAAGTAATATCTATAATATTCTACAAAGAAAGAAAAATATTATAGATCAAGTTATGGGTGATGGTGAATATTCTGAAAGTTTTAGTAATGATCTTATTGGTTCAATTCTTTAAGGAAATTCGTTAACATATTTAATAAATTTTTATCATTCATTTTATTAATTGAGAGTATAACATTGCTCTCAATTTTTTTTATTTCATTTTCTCTATCATTATTATCTTCAATATTATTTTCAATAGAAAAATTTAAATTATTTTTAAAACAATATAACGCTATATTATTAGTAACTTCTACAATTCCTTCCATATATTAAAAATATAAAAAATATCTAATAAAGTAATTGATATTTATGTTTATGAGTACATTAATAACACAAACAGAAAAAGAAAAGCTATATACTCAAGTTTTACACTTATTAGGTATGCCTGTTAGGAGTATCGAACTTACTGAAGAACAAATGGATTCATTGTTTGAATTATCTATATCTGAATATGAACAATATGTCACTGATTGGTTAATTGAATCACAATGGTCAGCATTGGCTGGTTTGGATGTAGATACACAATCACTTACAAGAGCTTTTACAAATAGAAGTTTGAATTATGAAACACAATATACTTATTCATATTCAAGAATTGTTGGTTTACAGACAAATGGAAATTATGAATTGAAAAAAGATTATTTTGATTTAGTTAAAGACCAACAAACATATATTATTCCACCTAATAGAGAAATTAATGAATTATTATGGTTTTCAAGAGCAGAATTAACAGATTCAATTGTTGATCCATTTTTAGGTGGTTTTGGTGGTTTAGGTGGTGTTGGTTTTGGTGGTGTTGGCGGTTTTGCACAAGTTGGTGCATCAGGTTCCTATTTTATGTTACCAGCATTCGACTTATTATTAAGAATGCAAGATCGTAATATAAAAAATAGATTAATAGGTGGTGATGTTACATATCGTATAACTGCTGGCCCCAATGGTACAAAACTAGTTCATTTATATAATGTACCCGGAGGCAAATATGACTTCGGCTCTCTTCAAAATAGAGAAAGAGTATGGTATTGGTATTATGATACAACAAACACCGATAGAGATGAATGTTTATTAAAAAATAAAGATATTATTAAATTACCATCAGATGTTGATACTGAAACATTATTATGGGATGATTTAAATAAACCATCACAAAATTGGGTTAGAAAATATTTTATAGCATATTGTAAAGAAGCTTTAGGTAGAATTTATGGTAAGTTCTCAGGTGATTTACAAGTACCTGATAGTACTATTAAATTAGATTACACAACATTACTAACTGAAGGTAAAGATGAAAAATTAAAATTACTAGAAGAATTAATGCAACGATTAGAACGATTAAGACCTGATAAATTAATGGAAAGGAAAGGTAATGAAGCTGAAAATTTAAATAAAGCTTTGAAATATAGACCAATGGTTTCCCCTATTAATGTGATATAAAAAAAACCCCAATATTGGGGTTTTTTATTTATGTTACAATTGCATGTAAAATTATATCACTACCATTATCAGATAATATTTCATCTTCATTACTAATGGTACTTAATTTTTCTTCTTTAAGTACTTTTCTATTATGTTCTACCCAATATGGGTCAACTAAATTAATAGAATCTTCCACATACATGAAGAAAGGATCTTTATCAATTCTATTCCAGAAATTAACTTCACTTTCTGATAAGGTCATAACCTCTTCAAATTTATCTTGACCACTTTCTTTTAATGGATAACCATTGATTAATTCGCATTGTGTTTTTGTAAAGTATTGTCTATCATCAGGATTCTCAATGAGAATATCATCTCTAATCTCTGGTTTAAACACAACTAATAGTGGTTCTATTCGTTTATTAAAATTAGTTAAATATCTATCGACATTATAATCACCTAACATGTCTGGATTCTCCTGAATTTGTTTTTCAGTCAACATGTAACAATTTATTTCGATATAATCTTTGGGCATTTCTTCACCATATTTTTCTAAGTACTCTACCAATTGTTTCTTTGTTGGTTTGGTTATCTTTTGAACATCACCAGATGTTTTTTTAACACCATTATTAATATAATAAATGGTTTCACCTAAACTTGCAGGATAATCATTTAACATGATTAATTCCATGTGTGCTTGCCTAGACATTAATACACCTGCTTTCGTTGTTTTCTTAATGTGTTTTTTATAATCCGCTAAACTTAATTTAACACGAGATTTATTAGCCAATTTTGCTAATGGTATTTTCTTGTTATATAGTTTTTCAACATAATCATAATATAACTCAATAAAAGATGAACCTTCACCATTTAATAGATGCTTCAAACCTTCATCTAAAAATTCAACAATATATTGTGGTAATTTTTTAGATTTAATTGTGTTACCAGTTAATTTTACTTTTTCTTTACCTTTCTTAACCGTTTTAATGATATAGTTCTTTCTTGATACATTTATACATGATGGTGCAACATAATCAATATCTAAACCCATTTCATTACGCATAAATACATCATTAAACTCAGCAACATCCGCTTCAATACCTTGATATTCTTTATCTTTTACAACTAACTCATTTAAACCTTTACCAATATAATTATGTGTATCAATATCACTAGGTGTTTCAAAATTTACACCATCAGTGTTTTTTAACACAACACCACCAATACCACCTATGAATGTACCATCCTCAGTTGATATATCATAAACATATTTGTCACCATGAGATTGTTCTATATTAAACCATATCTCATCTGATTTTTTATCGTCATCTGAAATAAATGAGATACCATTTTCATTTATAACATAATCAATATTTAATCTTTTTAAAATATATGCAATACCAGCAAGAGATGTTTTTGATTGATTTTTCGGTGAACTATAACCATCCATGAAACTTCTCAATATAGAATCATCACCATTTAAAATCTCTTTAGGTATTTTCTTTTCACCATTCTTAGTATAGCAATTATCGGTAAACCATTTACATACAAAAGAATCATTAGTAATTAAATTATATGAATTATTTTCTATTTCATAATTTGTATTAAAATTCTCAAGAATAGAATTTTTAATATCATCTAATGTATCTTTAGATGTGACAGTTATCTTGAACTCACCTTTTAAAACTTCATCAAATGTTAAACCTTTATCAGTAGAACTATATGGTATTTTCATCTTTTCATAATAAGATGAACCATTGCTTATAAAAACACCAATAAGTTTAGCAAGACTATTTGATATAGTTAATTCACTTTTTTCTACAGGTAGTTCATATATATCAATTTTATCCCCTTTCTTTAAATCTATAGGTTTTATTTGTACACCATTTTGAAATACTGAATGGTCTGATGTACAATTTACTAATCTATCTTTTGTTACTAATTTATGAATGGTTTTATTTGTCTTATGTTTATAAACATAGTTAATATTTTTCCATCCTGAATTTGTTAACACTTCATAATCTTTCGCAGAAAAATCTCTTAAACCATCATCACTTTTAAATCCTGACTTATCATCAAATAAATCACCAATAGGTAAAATTTCTAAATTACCTAATAAATCTTTTAAATATATAGGTGTATCTTCTTCTATACTATCCATTACAAGAGGTTTATATCCTTTTTTAATAAAGAACATAATCATCATACGAAGACATTGACGACCAGTACATGTAATAGTTTCACCCATATTCATATCTGCCCAAGGAAACACCATTGGTGCTGATAATGAACCAAAATAAGCATTGATAAAGATTTTTATTGGTAATTGCTTTCTATCATACATTTCTGATTGAATAGGATCAATATCTTTTAATTCAGAAGTTAATCGTTTATATTTAATACGAATATTTCTAAAATATTTTAACATTGATTTCTGTACACCCATGACATCACATTCTGGGAATACATCATATACTAGCTGTATTGAAGGATAAAGAGATGCGTAGTCAAACTTAACAATATTTTTAGCAAATCCTACATTTAAAAGACGAGATAGACCACCTGTAATTGATCTTTTTTCATCTTTTTCAGGTATTGCTAAATTATATTCATACGACCATGCTAACATTATGAGTTTCCATAATGTTGCAGTACCCATTGTAGCAATTCTTTCATAAGTAGTAGGAACCATTTTAGATAACAAAAATGTAGATTGACTAAATGAATCATCTACAGTCATTGTTTCATAAAGGTCATCATCAAGATATTGTTCTACAATTTTCCTACCAGTCCATATTTCATATCTACCCGGATATTTTTGTAATAAGTTTTCAGTACCCGGTTCACCTATCTTTTTATATTTACCAGTTTTTGGGTTTAAATAATAACTTTCGTTTTCTAAATAAATTTTAGAAATAGAATTACCTTCGACATATACACGATTAGGTTTTTCTTTCTCTAAATATTTTGTTATATACTTTAACCCCCATGATTTAATTTCAGAATTGATTGCTTGCGCTCTTCTTACAGAATGTGCAATATCAACAATATTAAAACCCCATATAACATGTTGTGTATAAGGTTCTACTTCACTTGCTAATTTTAAAACTCCTTCTTTTTCTTTTATACCAACAGTTTGATTTAAAATATTAGTTAATGCTACTTTATTTAAACCTAATAATTCAGCTCTTTTTAATATGAAAGGCCAGTCAAATGATGCTGAGTTATAACCACCAATAATAGTTGGTTTTAATTCTCGTATATAATTAAAAAATTCAATAATACAATTTTTTTCACCATCTTCACCGAATGCGCTGATGGTTTTATTTGTACCACGATTATCTTTAATACCTATTAGAATTATTTCAGATGTATTTGGGTCTAAACCAGTTGTTTCAATATCGAATACAAACCGATGCACATCTTCATAATTTTCAATACCTTTAAATAATCTTTTTTTATGTTGGATTAAGTATTGTTCAACTGGTGATAATATTATAAAATATTTTTTATAATTTTCGTCCCAAGGATCAATACCACCATTTTTAAAGAATGAAATTAGTTGAGTATAACCTTTTATACTTTTAACTAAATATTTCATCCCATTTTCTAAACGCTCATTACCATATGTCTCTAATTTTTCGATAGTAATACCATATTCATTCATTTTAGCTTTTAAAAGGTTTTTATCACCTTTGTACATTTTTAAATCAGCTAAATTGGATGCCCATAGGAAAGGTGTTAACCTATCTATTTTAATTTGTTTGCCGTTATTTGGGTCTTGTATGATCTTATAAATCTTATTTAATACATAATCATATTCAACACCTACAATATACTCTTCATCACTCTCACCATGTAAAAACTTCTCAATAACATCTTGTGATATTAAATTCTCCATTCGTTTGACCTATTTTCTTACGGTTGTTCGTAATTTGTCTTCAATATCACAAATCTAATAACAATTTCATCAACTTCAAAGACTCATTCACATCGTAATCAGCATATTTTAAATAATTTTGATATTTTTTATCATAATCATCTGTTTTGTTGATATTTTTTATTTTTGGTGTATCATCTATATATTGACTATAATCTATTATTTTATATGATACACCAATATCATCTAATGTGGGTTCATATTTTAAATCAAGACGATTTCTAAATTCATATAGATAAAAAGATTCAATTCCAAGCTTAAAATTTTCATTTATTCTTAATCTATATTTTACAGAAAAAAAATCTTTAAACGCATTGTATAAGCTTTCATCAGAATATCTATTTTTTAACAAGAAATCTTTTTTAATGTTTTTTGTTATTTCTTCATATGATATTATCTCACCATGATCAACAAACCAAATATATTCTTTATTTAAAATTATCTTTTTTACAAGATCAAGGGTGTTATTATATAGTTTAATTTCTTTCCCATTTGTTAAAATAAAATAATCATGAAATCTCCGTAAATTATTTTTTGTTTTTATTTTATTAATTTCATCAACACCATTAAAATCTTTCTCATAACTTGTATATATAATTATATCATCTTTTTTTAACATCAATATAAAAATATCATCTTTTTTGTAAAAAAGAACACCATCATATTCATCAATATAATCATTGTCTATAATAAAAGTTTTATTATTTTCAATAACTAATAAATTATCATCTAATTCTTCTAATTTATTTGCTAAAAATATATTATTTAAATTATCATCATAAACCACACATTCTATTGTTGAGAAAATATGTGTATATTGCATGAAATAAAAATAGTTACCATAATAATGATTCTTTTTTAATTTTATAGAATAAAACCCACCAACATGTTCTTTTTTATCAAAAAATTCATCATAATCTCTTAATAATAAAAACAAATATCTTTTTAGTTGTTTTTCGTTTAGTAAAACAAGTAATACTGGTTGGCCACTATTCACATAATCATCTTGTAATTTTTTTGGTAATAAATTAAATTGTTCAGCAGTAAGACTATGTGTGGCGATATAATTTTTTGTTTTATTAAGAGATTTGAAATATTCAAGAAGATTAGGTTCTTCAATATAATCCGCTACGGGTTCCCTTTCAACATATTGGAATATATTCTCATGACCTTTTAATTCAGGGTATCGTTCAGCTAATTGTTCAAATGTTAAAAATTCTCCAACACCTCCTTGATTTAATGCGTCAGTGACTTCAAAATTACCTTCTTTTAATAATTGTACAACATTAACATGATTTGGGTCTTCTGTGTTTCTTTTTCTATCAAAAATAAAATATATTGTTTTATCTTTACTGTGTTTATGAAAATAAAAAGGATTTCTATTACCTATACAATAACTGTAACCTTTTGAATGTTTCACACAAGCATTATGCGATTGAGAAAGATATACCTCGACTTTATTTTTATTAAATAATTGTTTTTCATATTCAACAGGCATAGCATCATTTTCTAATTTCTCTTCTTCAATATCTAATTGCATATTCACATAATCATACAAATCTTGAAATGAATATTTAAAGATATCTTTTTCCGGTGCATTATCTTTTATTTTATCGAAATAATTAATATATTTCCTAATTGTA